CCAGTCTCCTTGGACTCAGTGCCAAGACCGACAACACGAAGCAGTGCGTTCAGCTTGGTGTACTGAGCTGCGTTCATCATGAGCACGTCAGGAGTGCGCATGAGGTTGGAGAGCATGGTGTCAAGCTCCTCAAGGTACGCAAGAGCAGCTTCCTTGGTGGTGACCTTGACATCAGTCTTAGAGGTCATCTCGGTGGAAGTAGTCTTCAGAGCAGCTGCAAGACCGTCAAAGCCGTTTGCGTCCTTGGTAGGTGCAAAGACGCTTGCGTTGAACTTACGAGAGACTGCGTTCTTTGCTTCCTCAAGACGCATCTCGTAGAGGTCATCTGCAGCAGCTTTGGCAACGCGGTCCATTTGGAATGTAGAGCCAAGAATGCCAAGAGTGGTGGTCTTCTTCTCAACGGTTGGCTCAGAAGCGACTGGCTCAGAACCAAGTGCACGGAAAGCAGCAGAAGATGGAGTCTTTACGCGCTTATAGCCGTAGACCAAATCAGAGGTGCCAGAAGCATTCATGCAATTGTCGAAGGTGAGCGCACCGAGCAGATAGTTGTCGGTGACAAGCTCATTGATGAAGCCCTGTGTGAGCTTATCGCCAGAGTTAGTTGCGAGGTCAGCAAGAGTAATCATTTATTTTCCTAATCCTTCCTTGATGTTGCGAGCAATGCCAGAAGAGCTGCCAGCGGGCTTGCCGGTAGTGTTTACGCTCTTTGGCTCAGACTGGAAGAGATATGGCTTTGCTTCTTTCAGCTTGGCAACATCACCCTCTAGAGCAGTCAGAGCAGCTCTACCAAGCTCCAAGTCAATACAGCCAGCAGAAGTAAGCTTTGCTTCAACTTCTGCCTTCTCCTTGGCTTCCTGTGAGTCTTTGAGCTGCTTCTCAATAGCAGAGATACGCTCATCAGAAGAAGCCATAGACTTCTTCGACTCTGCGAGCTCTGCTTCCAGCTCCTTGATGCGCTTCTCACGATTAGCCAAGTCGCGCTCTAACTTGTGGGTGTTTACGTTTGCGCTTGTGTCCTCGCTTGCAGCAGAGTCCTGGGAAGATGTTTCCTCTTCTGCTGCTTGGTCCTGGGACTGGGCTTCCTGCGTAGAGTCCTGGGTGTCAGAGTCTTTCTTTTCCTCTGTGACCTCGTCTGGTGCAGGAGATCCATTACGATGCATAGACCAAATCCTTTCAGTCAATCGCAGGTCCTTTTCCTGCGCTGAAAGAATTGTCTGTGAGTGTTAACAGCTAAAAGAAAACCCCCCCCCCCTCGGGGGGGGGGGGGGGGTTT